TACATACGGATTATCGTATTTTCGCTCAGAACTTCGCCGTTTGCAATTTGGTTAGCGCGCGCAAGGCCTACGAGTGTACCGCCGTTTTTGCCTTCATCGTGCCAATCCAAAGCGCGTTGCGCTGCAACCTGCATGCCTTCAGTGGGCCTAAACTTTACGCTTTTCACCGTTTGCACTTCCGCGCCGTTTTCCTGCGCGGTTGTTGGAACCGCCGCCGGGTGCATCGCGCCGGTATCTTCCGGCACGGCTTCCAGCCCCGCAATCCGTTTCGCATCCGCCCGATCGATAATGCCAGCTTTATAAAGGCGTTCCGCGCGGATCGCTTCGTTTTCCTGATCGTCCGCCAGCGCCCGCACGCCGTCAACCGAAAAGTGAAAGTAATCACCGGGTAAAGTTTCCGGGTAATCGGGAAGAAGACTAATGGTAAGGGAATCCGAAATCACGCGTAAAAGCGGAACCATTCCATCCTCCCAGGCCGCTTGTTGCGCGCGCTCAAAGTTGGAATAAGTTGACCGTTCTAAACCCGAACCAAGCCCAAGAACCATCGGGTTAAGTCCCATCGCGGAACATATCCGCTCTTCGGGAACCCGGCGCACCGCGTCTAGTGCAAGCTCAGAAGGCGTAAGAGATACGCGATCCATTTTATAAGCGCCCGTCATAACCACGATACCGCCCGCGGAATCTCCGGTTAAGTCTTCGCGCAGCTGGCGCTTAACCTGCTTCGCATCATCCGGCGATATGTCTACCGTGTTATCTTTGGCATCAGGCCCGACAATCAGGGAAGGCATAGCGCCATTGGAAAGCAGGCCATAAGCCGCGGTACTCGCGGCGTTGTCGGTAGCTATCTCGCGTAATACACTTTGCACGGGTGAGCGCCCTAGGCGGAAATCCGCAGGTTCCCGGCCGTACCGAATATGTATTATGTCTTCTAATGAAATATTGAACGCGCGCCCGTCGGTCTGATACGTGTAGTGTGTCAGCGGGTTAACCCCGTTCCCAACCGGGCGAACCATGTCTTGTGGCATAAACTGAAGCGCGCTTATACCCCCGCTGGGGGTTCTAACTTTGCGCAGGTAAGTATTTCCAAACAGCTTATAATCTTGTAAAACCCAACCCCAGAAAAGCGAACCAGAAACGCCGGGCATCGGTTCGGTTATAAGCACCACGGCCGGGTGGTTCACCGGTTCGGCGGTTTGCGTGTCTACGACCCGCATAACCTGCGCGGTGCTTTGTGGCCAGTTACGTATATACCAATCGATTCCCGCAGCTATTACAGAGTTTAGCCCCAGATCACCGGCAACGGTTGACCAATCGCGATGCGAACCGGGGAGCGCCCGGCGTAGAAGGCTTAGAAGTTGCCCAGATCCGTACCCGGTTAAATACAAATCCCGGCTTTGTGAGATTGGCAGCGGTAGCATTTCCTGCGTTACGGCTTTACGGCCTAAGAACCTATCAAAAATTCCCATACCCTGAGTATCCCACAAATAAAAAAAAAGGCCCCGCGTTGGGGCCTGTGGAGTCTAGTACCGTTAGATCGCGTGGTTAGATTCGTCCGCGTTGTATTCGTCTGGATCTTGTACTTTTATGCAAACATCGCCCATACCGAAAATGATAACGTCATCTATCACCCGGATATCTTCGTCTTCGCATTCGTTCACCGCGTCCATGGCTTCGTCCATGTCGATATCGTGCAGGCCTGAAGGGCTGCTGAGCTGAAGGAATAAACCTTCTTCGATTGCCCAAGTGATTAGTGATATAGCCGATGTCTTCATTTTCTTAATTTCCTGTAACAAGACTAACCATGTGGTTTTTAGGTTCAGTGCAAATAATTACATTGTTTTTGTTTTTGAACATTACTGAAACCACCCGGTCTGCAAAATCTGTTTTTACATATGTCATTTCTTCCCATATGCCATTCACAACATCGCGATTACCGTTGATGTATTGCGTTGCGATACCTTCATTAATCAAAACGTTGTAGGTATTGCCCGCAACCATCGCACCAGATAGTAATTTTTTCATTTTCTTGTTTCCTTTGGCCCCCCTACGGAGCTTGCGTTCTTTAGCGTGATTTCCTTTTATAAAGGTCAATCCACCAGCCGGCGATATCAATATGGCCCTTCAGCGCGTAAAGCTCCGGAACCGCCTGTAGAAGAACCCCGCGGGCGTAAACCGCGTATCGTTCCTGCTTCGCTGATAATCCAACCAGGCCCGGCAGCGGGCCGGGCGTTTCTGCGAAAAGGTTTAATGAATGTTGCATTAGATCTCCTGAACCGTTGCGCGTGATTTTCTAATTTCCTTAGCTATAATCTGCCCAAACGGTTTTTATACTAACTTCCGTGCCAGTGGTATCTATTACCTTCACAACCTGTAGGTTAAGCGCCATAGCATATAGTCTTATGTTGGCCAAAGATTCTGAAGTTAGCGTTTCCGAGAATCCTTTCTTTAATATTGAACTGTAGCGGTAGTAAGTAACTGTAAACATTTTTTCTATCTCCCTTGCTTTCATGTCTTAGTATACATCATAAAGAGCATAAAAGGTATAAAGTGTAAAAAGATATATGGTTTATTTTTAGCCCGCTGCCCAGCTGCGCTTAAGCCCGTGAACAATCCAGGCGTACCCGGCCGCGTCTACCGCGTCATCGTGCCGGCCAACGGGGAAGCTTAGAAGCTCATCCGCAAACCAGCCGGGCAACCCGTGCGCGTGTACAACCTGCCCTTGCTCGTACCGGGCCTCCAGCGGCGCAAAGCGGGTTACTTTGTCACGATCCGGACGAATACCCCGAACGGGTAATTTTGTTCGCCTTAGAAGCTCCTGAACCACCGCCGCCTGGTACTGTACTTGCTCAATCCCGATAAGTACCGGGTTCCACTTAGCGGCCATGGCTTCGACAAAACGGAGAACCGCCGCGAAATCCGACCGCGTGCGCGCTGCGTCAAGTATATAAATCGTTCCATCGTCACCGCGCGAGATAGCTACGACCGCCGTGTAATCAGCTTCCGCCTTAAGGCTAATCGCAAGATCCACCCCCAGGTACACCGGAAGCCCCGCCGGCGGTTCCCCGGTTCGGATCCATTCACGCTTAACGCGAGCGCCCGCAGCATCCACGAATTCCGCTAAGTATTCCTGCCGATACGCTAAACTCGGAAGGCTCGCAGCTGCACTTCCAACCTCCACGGGATCAATGTAGGGATTCGCCGTTGTCGGCATTTGCCACGCCGCCCATTCAGGATCGGAAGCGCAAAGGCGGAACATTTGCGCAAAGTAATTATCACCCTTCGGCGTAGACAAAAAATAAGCATCCCCCGCGTAATCGGTGAGCGTCGGGCGAATGGCTTCCGTCCATGCTTGTTCCAAGTGCCGCGCCATGGCAGCTTCGTCAATAATCACCCGGCCGTACTTCCGCCCGCGCGCAACGGTGCTTGGATCGTCTAGCGTCCAGTAATCAATCACGCCGCCCGTTATAAGCTCAATGCGGGGAGCCGGGGTAGAAACCGCCCGGCTAACCACGGGCGCGTAAATCCTTTTATGGTGCTGATACGCTTCCTCCAAAAGGCGATACGTTGGAGCAAACCACGCGGCGGGCCGTCCTTCCAGGACAACGGGCGCGAGTAGATTACCGCCAAGTGTAGTTTTACCGAACCTGCGGCCACAGGCCAAAACATTAAAACGGCGCGCTTCGCTCACTATGGTTTTTTGCCCAGCATGCAAGCGGGGTAAGACCAACTTTATATCAGGCATCCGGGTTTATACCGACAAGTCGAAGCTTCAAACGAAGGCGGGTGTTTTCAATAAGCGCCCGCGCTAACATCTCCCGGTATTCTTCGATCGTAAATACACTAGACATCCTTTTCGTACTCAACAATAACTTTTACCGCTTGACCTTCCGCCCCGGTATGTTCGGTTCGCAGTGCAAAATCGTTTTTGCGCCGGCGTTCTAACCACCAGGCGGCGGCCTGCCAAGTGCCGTCGCTAGCTGCTTTTTGGATTAGCGCAACGTTCCGGAGCGCTACCGCGGCTTCACTTTTCTGGATATCTTCCGAGAAATCCGAATTGTCGCGCAGCCAGTTTGCGAAAGTGTCTTCAGAAATACCGGCATAATGAACCGAATCCCGGCGTGTATTCCCGGCGCGCAGCGCGTCGCAAATCATCTTATGAACTTCCGCATTATACTTCGTTGGTCTACCTGCCATCTAGCACCGCCTTCTGCCCTGTGGCGTTTTCCCATCGCTGAATAATGACATCGCAGTAATGGGCATCCAGCTCCAAACCGTAGCACTTCATGCCAAGTTTCTCGCTTGCAATGATGCTTGTTCCACTTCCAAGAAATGTATCAAGCACCAATCCATTAGGAGGACACGAGTTACCGATTTGGTATTCAAATAACTCAACAGGCTTCATGGTTGGATGTTCTTCCGATCGTGATGGGCGCTTAAACTCTAGTACTGTTGTTTGCTTACGGTCGGTGTACCAACTATGAGCAGCGCCATCCTTCCAGCCATATAGACATGGTTCGTGCTTCCAATGATA